AGCGGCTGGGTGAGACAAATATATTTGTTTGTTTGTTCTTTTTTATCCAGTTGTTTATTATTATAAATATTACAATGTAAGGAGGAATGAAAGGAATTGTAATATTAGTAATACTTTATTTAAATGGTATATTGTAATGTTTTTAGTGAGTAATAAATGGTTAAATCAATGTCAAAATTATAGTTTACAATTAATGCGTCAGTTGATATAATATTAGGCATGAATATAAATCGCCCGTACAAATAGGTTGTATCCGCTGAGGAAATCCAAGACTTTTTATTTAAAAATAAATTATTTCCACTTTTATCCTGGAATTCAGGTAAAAGTCCACGGTAAGTTTTACAATAGCCTTTATATGGGTCAAATTGTTTACGGTTTGGATTTTCCTTCATACGAGATATTGTATAATCTACATCATTATTCCTTTCCCAACAATACATAATTGGAAGTACATTTGGTATATGTACTATATCCGAGGTTAGTACAGCTTGTGGTGCAATTGCTGCTACAGGAGGTGTACACTTAAATTCTACTTTTACACCACGTATTTTATAATATTTAAAAGCCTTAAACACTTCTTGTTCAGTAGTTGTTAGTAGATCCATTATACTAAGTCGAAGTTCCGTGGGAGTATTCCATTCACTTTTCACGATGTTGTTCAACGTCCTTGTTACTTTGTTGTGAATTACTTGCTTCTGCATTAGGTTGATTCTCCTTGTTCTCCTCTTCTTCGAATAGTACCGCCTTCGGTGGAATTTTCCCTTCTTCCGGAAGGTCTTCTTTCTTCTCATTCGAGGCATTTTCTATGTTCCAAACTTTCCAACGGTCTTCGGAGAGAGAGCTTCTTATGGGCTCGAAGTTCGATAGAACAATGACGGGGACAGGCCTGAAAAGGTGTTGACTTCCACCGTACTTGCCTGACATGACGTAACCATTCTTGACTTGTTCGAGCGTGTTGTAGGAAAAGTTTGACGCATCGTCTCGAGTGACGTCAAACACAAAGCCTTTAGGGATAGGGGGTATGAGAAGGGCAATGTCACGACTTTTGGTGATTCCATCAAATCTTGTAAAGCCATACACGACTTCGAGGATGGTTGCGAGGAAAGTTTTTCCTTTTCCACCCACTGATTCATAAATCCATAACACTTCCCTTTTCCCTTGTAAAAACAAGGACTCGATAGCTTTACGTTGCCAACTAGTGACTTTGCAGCACGATAATTCCCCGAAAAGTCTAACTTTCTCCTGGCGGGAAGAGACCAGTTTCGCATGAGTTTGGATCTTCTCATAGTTTCTGATAAACGTAGAGTCATTAGGTAATTCATCTTGAAGAACTTGTTTGACATACTCCGACAGTGAATAATCTCGCCTTTTCCGCTTACCTGTTTCAAAATGCCCGTGTACAACAAAATTCCCTTCTTTAGTACAGTACTCGTAATTTTGTCTAGAGGTTCCTTTTGCAGCTTCGATGTGGGCATTTGGGCAGACTTTCTTAATACTGCTCCAATCTCGTTGGGTGGGGTATTCAATATATCCTTGCAAGTGCTTCGTACCAGTCGTTGGTGCAGTCTCAACTCCAATAACGCCTTTCTTAATCCCATCTTCAAGAAATAATCCGAGGATTCTTTTGTTGTCACTTTCATTATTAATTGTTATACAATATCGGCGATATCTAACTCGCTTGCCTTCCATACTGCAACTGACGGTTACAGCCGGCGCTGAGCGCCGTCTAGGACTTGGCTGACCGCCAAGTCCTTTAGGGGCCCGGTGACCTTGACGTGCCCATGTCTCAGTCTCACCCAGCCGCTGGTAATACTA